GTGTCTCCACTTTGATTAACGCCGTACTCGTTTCCGACTGTAAAAACAGAATCAGTTGGCGCAGTGTCATTCCAAACAGCACTACTTGTTTGAGCAAAGTAATCAGTAAATTCTAAAAATTTAGTTGCGCCAATCGAGCTATGATATATCTGCCAGTTGTAAGAACCGCTTGTTTTTTTAACGATCATTACGGCAGGTGTTGCTCCAAGATTATGAGCAATCTGTCTTCCCGACGTTTCATCCCCAGTATAAGTCACAACATCAAAGAACTTCTCAGCCTTGCGGAATGTCCATGAGGTGAAATCGCCGCCATATTGAGGGTCAGAGGAGTTTCCATACCAATTTGAATCAAGCTGAAAGCCATCTGTATTGAACGTATTTACTACTGGGCCGGTAAATGGCGCAGTAGTACTTGAGCTGTCTATGTATTTATTTGCAGACAAAGACCACTCTGAATCAATTAATCTGTGTCCTTCTGCCGCCTGTCTACTTTTAATCCAAACTAAACCGCCTTCATCGGCAAGATTTATTCCATTTACAATATTTGTATCTGTGTCGTTACCAGTATACAAATAAGTCGAGAAGACATCCTCAACGTACAGAGAGTCACCTGCATTACCTGCCGCTGCTGTTAGCGCCTTCGCTAATTTGCTCATGCGTTACTCCTAAACGTAGCTGCCAGTGTAAGCACCGTAGAGTACGGAGGAGACTTTCCAGAACACCAGTGTGTCTTTCGCAGTCAGCGTAGGAGCGACGTTACCGCCAGAGGTAACCCAAGTCATTGTAGGCCACGTTACTGTGTAGCTAGCGCCTGCTTCGAGCTGTAGGACGATTGCGTCACCTGAGCTTAGTGAGTCTGTGAAAGTCGTGTTACCAGAGAGAGTCTTGGTCTGTACTGCGCCGTTGGTTGCGTCAAAGGCTGTGCCTGACAGCGCGTACACAGTGTCTCGGATGGTCTTGTTTGTAAGAGTCTGTGTATCTGTAGTGCCAACTACGACTCCCGCAGGAATTACTTTTTGAGAAGCGGAACCGTCAATGTTGCCAGAGCCATTCGAGAGGACGAAACTAGATGCTGCAATGCCAGATAGCGTATTGCTGTCGGCGCTAATAGTCTTGTTAGTCAGAGTCTGTGTGGCATCAAGGGTAACTGCATTGCCGCCATTCCCGCCCACTTGTGCGTAGACTTCCCAAGTAGAGCCGTCGTAAACAAACTGGACACTAACCCCAGTAATATCAAGGACTAGGTTTTCCGCAGTGCCGCTAATAGTGGAGCCGTTACGCCCGACGGTTAGGTTATTAGAGCCAAAACTAGCCCCGGCATCTGCAATGACAACTTGGTCTCCCACACTGGGGGAAGCAGGGAGAGTAATGGTAAACGCCCCGCCGCTTGTATCCGCTAACACGCCTTCTAAGTTGGCTGTAGTGTAGTTAGCTGTTTTAGCAACATAAGACACACCCCCCGCAGTAGAAGCGTCGATAACCGCAGCTCCCGCACCCGCGCCGTCTGTGACAATCATGACTTTAGAACCGTTAGCCACGTTTACCGTAGCGCCTGATCCTTGCTTGATCGTAATGATCTGACTGCCTGTAGTGGCGTTCTCAATCAACCACACTTTAGAGACAGTATTTGGACCAAGGGTTACTTCGCGTGTAGCTGTAAGGGCACCCGCTGAGGTGATCTTTAGATAGAACCCACGAGTCGCATCTGCTGTAGCGTCGGGCATCGTAAAGGTTTCGTTAGCGTCGGCAGACATTTGCTTCGTGCCGTAGCTAAAACCGTCGGTAATCAGCTCAAGGTTTGTGTTGGTGCTAGTGCCCCAAGTGCCATCTTCATCACCGGTTGTAATTTCTTTTAACCGGAGGTTATTTACATAAGTAGCCATTTAGTTGTCTCCAGTCCTTATGTTAAGGTGCTGCCACCGGCAGCGGGAATAGTGGTTGCGTAAATCTTTGTATTCTGGCGCAAATTTAATGTTTCCCCGCAGTCTGCACAAGTATCGGCAGTTAGCTCCGCTTCGTCAAGATCGTATCCGCAACTACCGCATACCACTTCAACTTCGTGCTTTGGGTCAATGCTATCGCCGTTATTTGCGGCTTCGTTTATTGTTTTCATGCTGCTATGTCCGTCCAATTAGGTGTTTGAGTGATAGGGGCTATGTCGCTCCAGCTAGGGTCACCGCCCGGAATTATCTGGCTCCAGACCAATACCGTTCCTACTTCACCCGTGGCCTGTACGCCAACGGCGTTAACTACGGCAGTGCCTGTTTCTTCGGTCTCGCCTAGCGCTGTGGTGCCTTGAACGCCTGTGACATCGACGTTCTGTTGCAGTAGGACCGTAATGTTGCCCAGTGTTGCTGTGGCTTGTAGACCACTCGCATTGAGGGACGAATCCCCTACTATTGCTACATTGCCCGCTGTGCCTGTAGCCGAGACGCCTGTAACTAAAACATTGGTGGTTGTTACGGGGCCTGCAATCCCTAAAGCCGTAGTACCTGCAACCCCTGTAACAGAGAAGATTGCGTTACCAACTACAGTTGCTGTGCCTACCTCACCAGTAGCTGCGTTACCAAGAGCGTTTATCGCTCCATCGGCGTTTACTGCAATGTTGCCCAGTGTCGCTGTGGCTTGTACACCGGTAACCGAGACTCCTGTGCCTTCTTGGACTGTAACCGAGCCTAGTTCGCCTGTGGCCTGTATGCCTAGAGACTGACCCCAAGAGCCTTGCCCCCAGACTCCGCGACCCCAACCGCCTAGCTCGACCGTTTGGTCTACTCCTTCACCCCAAGAGCCTGAACTCCAAGTGTTACGACCCCATCCAGCAGCCATTTACTAGGCAATCCGAATAATCGCGTTGCTCGCGTCAGCCGCAGGGAAGACAATAGTAAAATCTCCCGCAGTTGAGGTTTTATCCGAACCAAAATCTAGTACTGCTACCGCAGGATTAGTGCCACCGTTCGCCAAATAAATAAGCGCTCCACGGGCAGTAATAGTTGCGGTAGAGAACGTCAGGTCAGCAAAGTCTAAGAACGCCGTAGTGCCGCTCGAAGCAGGGTTTGCTGAGATAGTCAGCGTGCCTCCGCCTGCACTGTAGCCGGTGCCTGAGACTTCGTTTGTCGCTGAATACGCAGTGGTAGTCGCATCTAGCGTAGCTGACGACGTGTAAAGGGCCAGTTTAAAGACCTGTGATGTGCCGCTGCTAAAGTCAAAAGTTCCGTCAAGAATATCGACTTTGAATGATGTTGCCATAGCCTGTGTAATAGCCATTTGTGTTTCCTCTTAAATTAACGCGGTTCTATTCTAAGTTGCCCAGAGCGGTACATATCTTCCCGCATCTTTCCGTCGCCCAAGTTCTTCAATAACGCTATAGCGTCTACATACATCTGTTGATATAGGGCTACCATATCAGGTTCACCCTTAATAAAGCGTATTGCTTCGACCAAAGCCCCATTTAACAACGCAGAATCAAACTCCTCGCCAAGCCACGTAGTACCAGCAGTCACAATAGTCTGAGGGTAGTAGCCGTAATGTAACTCTACCTCGTAGGCTGCATCAGGTGTTGGGCCTATGATAAACGCAGTATCGTCAAAGATTCCGTAGTGTACGGGCGTACCTGTACTTGTTGGTCCGGGATACGCCTCACGAATGAAGTTAACGTCTTTATTCAACAAGTACGTGTAGTTACCTTGAGCATCAATAACCGCCAAAGAAAACGTATACAAGAAATCTGTCGGGTATATCAGGTACTTATTACCTATACTTAAGTTACCCGTCTGGTTTCGACGTAACGCAGGAATCTGAACAGTGTTGTATATCTTTTGTTCAGCCTGTTGAGTAAACATAGCAAGTTGATCGTCCGTAAACGACTGCTCGCAAATGTCCTCAATGTTTGTCTTTAGCTCGGTGTAATTCACCTGCTACTCCTTAAGCCATTGGGCCTCGGGCCATAGTGCCCTTGGTGGCTGCACCTACGCCGCGAACTTTAACGCCACTAGTCTTCATGTCTTTAGGCGGTTGGTTGCACGTATCTACTTTGTACATTGTAGGCTCATTCGGAAACTCGATGACCTTGGGTACTTTTACGTTTGACCTAGCTTTATTTTTCATTCCTGTCTCCTAGCTTATGGTTACTGTAACTTGCCCTACAGCACCTACGGCTTCCAAATTGTCTGGTGTAAGTCCAAAAGGGTCGGTTAATCCTACCGGGTCCCACCCCCACTGAATGTCTCTGCTTGCTACTAATTCTGCTGAATCAGGTCTTGGGTTACGTATAGCTTGGGGGTCTTCAACTGGAAACTCCCCTAACCTGTTTTGTGGCTGATCTGGATTCCAACATTCAGGACAAGCCCTAATGTTAGTTTTATTTCCCTTAACAATCAGCTCTTTAAGTTCGCGTAGCTTGTACTGAAACCCACATACATCGCATATAGCAATTGCCTTTTGCCCAGACGCATACTTGTAGCTCATGTCTACCTCACGCCATGTATACGCGGCACTAAGCTAAGCGTTGCTTTTTCTCTGTCTTCCCCCGCTGCTAACTCAAACTGACGCTCATATTCGCCCTGTAGCATAGGTATTCTGGGCATCAACTCAGGGTCTTTTTGAGCTATATAATACGCAAGCCCTGCAACGAGGCAGGGCAAGAAACG